GATGTATAGGCGGCTGTAATGGCCTGCGCTGAACTGTTGATGTCATCAGATGCGTCGTTGACGACCATCCATTCCTTTGAAGAGTCATCATACTTCTTCAGTAATGACGAGTTTGTGTCATACCACAGCCTCGTCTTGTCGGCTGGGGATGTCTCGCTGATTATGCATCCGTCATCGCCCTTCGGGCCAGTGTCTCCCTTAGGCCCTTGTGGTCCCTGAGGGCCAGTATCACCTTTTATCCCTTGAGGACCTTGTGGACCGGTGTTTCCTTGAACGCCTTGCTCACCCTTAATTTTAGCCCAAGTGTAGGAACTAACAGTTGTAGGGTCTGCCGAGTTGTAATCCGTACATATTCCGATATAGGTTCCGGCTGTTTCACCGCTGGTGGCCGTGAATGTCTTTCCTCCGTCGTTGGAGTACTTCACATGGAAGTAAGGCGTCCTTCCATCAGCACCATTTGCACCAGGAGTCCCATTTGTGCCATCCTTAACGGTCTGGACATGCGTACCGTTCTTGTCGGTAATGGATATTGTCGTCATGCCATTGCTCTTGGATACTGATACGGTTGGTGATACACCATCTGCACCATTGGCACCTGTTGGACCAGTTGCTCCTCTTGGTCCTGTATCGCCCTTGTCGCCCTTGATGAGCGTCCAGGAGTACTTCGTGCAGTCAGTCGAATCAGCTTCGCTGAAGTCCGTATACTGTCCTATGTATGTCTTTCCTGCGCTGTCGCTTACCGAGAAGCCAGTCTTTCCGTCAGCGCTCATTGCATAGGCGATATGAAGGTATGAGGTCTTTCCGTTTGTGCCGTTGGTTCCGGCAATCCCCTTGTCGCCCTTAGGCCCCTGGGAACCCCTGAACTGCGTCCATGTGTACTTCTTCGGATCTGTGGAGTCAGCCTCCGTGAAGTCAACGTACGTGCCAATATAGGCCTCAGGAGTTTCACTCATGTCAGATGCCGTTGAAGGGTTGGCGACTATCGAGTACTTTATGTGGAAGTAGGATGTCCTGCCATCGCTTCCCGGATCTCCCTTTGGCCCGGCAATGCCCTGTTCTCCCTTCTCGCCATGGAGTCCCTGAAGCCCCCTGGCTCCTGTGTCGCCTTTCTCCCCTTTTGGACCCTGTGGGCCCTGAGGTCCTGTGTCGCCCTTGTTGCCCTGGGGGCCCTGGATGAGCGACCACCTGTACTTGGAGGCATCCTGGGAATTGTACATGCTGCTGTCCGAGTACTGGCCCATGTACTTCTTTCCGCCCGGGTTTGATGTCATGCCCGTGCCCTTATCATCATCAGCATACATGATGTGGAGATAGGCATTCTCGCCAGCTGCGCCGTTCTCGAGGAACATGCAGGTGACTTCGCAAGTTCCCTTCAGCGTCCCATTTGATGCTAGCGCCTTGTACCCGTAGACGGCCTTACCGTCGAAGTCGGAGGCGCTTACGGTAATGGATTTGCCTTCTCCGACCTTGGTGCCGTCCCTGTACCATGTAATCGAAAGCCTTGACGTAACATCAGCACCGCCATTCTTGATGACTGCCTTAAGTAGGCTCTTTTCGCTCCTGCTTCTGAAGAGTATTCCCTTGTCAGCGGAGATGGATGCATCGTACATACGCTTCTCGCTGATGAGCTTCTTCATCTCGCTGATAAGTGCACTGCTGACCTCCGACTTGACCTCCCTGAAGTTGTCAAACGTCGTCCTTGACTGCGACTCGTCAGTGAAGGATATCTCCTGCTCCGTTATGCGTGCCTCGAGGTAAAGCACTGGACTGTACTCGTCATCCTCGATGGTGTATGTATCGCCAATATCACCGTCAGTGAATCCCTCTACGGTGTATGACACCTCTGGTACCGACAGCTTCTTAAGCTGGGCAAGGGCCTGGCCATAGAGCACGTTGACGTTAGATGTTTCGTAGCTCCATACCTTGCAGATGTACCTGCCGTTTACGTCAGCCATCAGCGTGCTCGGGAACCTGTCCCTGGCCTGCGGCGCAAGGATCTCTATTGTCCCTGAAGGAGAAGTGTACTCAAGGCTTCCCGATGAGTCGTACTCCTTCCTGTCTATTCCGGCAAGCGTGAGGCCGTCGGTTCCCGTAGGACGGATGGCTGTATAGAGCTCGGTGATGTCACTCTTCCTGGTTATCCCGCTTACCTGCCTGCCATAGCGCAGAGGGGTTCCCTTTCTCATGTCGCTTCCTATTCCCTGGCAGTCGTCGCCATGCTCGCGGTACACGTTCATGGTCATCTGCTTCAGCGAGTAGTCGTCATTGAGCTCGGTCGTGAACTCGATCTCTGCTCCGAATACGTCAGCGAGCGAGAAGAGCCTTGAAAGTATCGTGTCGCTTCCTTCCCACTCGTGCGTGATTCTCCTGTCGCTTACCTCGTTGATTCCTATCCTGAACGGCTTCTCGAAGTTGAACGCATCAATGTACTGCTCAAACGACATGGCTGATGATGCCTTGTATGCCCCTGTCTCCTCGTTCGTCAGCTCGAGGGATAGGCCGTATGCCGTGACGTCGGTATAGTCCTCGCTTCTCTCGGCCGTCATGATGCTGAGGTAGTAGCCCCTGTCCCTGTACATGAACGAGAGGCTGTTGCCAACTGCAAGGAATGAGGAATCCTCATGTGACGTGAACGTCCTGAACTCGAACGTATAGGCTGAGCCCCTGAGATAGGTATGGAGCCTGTCATTCCAGTAGTGCATTGCTCCTGGCGCCGAGTTGTCAAGGAACGCGCACATTTTCCCGTTGGCATCCATCACCATGATTCTTACGTTCTCCATGCTAGATCCACTCCTCTCTTATCCTTGCGGTCACCTCAGGAAGCGACTTCACCCACGTGCTTGAATGCACCTTGACGGTCGTCTTTCCAGGCAGTGCCTTGAAGTATTTCGTGCCTCTTACCTCGTCCTCCTGCTTCTGCATGCCGTTGACGAAGAACTTTGTCGTCTCCCCGTCAATGGTAATCGTAGACCCGGAAGGATAGCGGTTGGGCACGTCCTTCCATTTGTCGACATGAAGTGTCTGGAACATGAGCTTGTCGAATCCGGCAAATGACATGAACCTGTTTCCGCTCCTGTCGCCCCACTGCTTCACTGCTATCTGTATCTTTGCACATTCAAGGTTCTCGGCTTCGGGAATGACGAACGAAGGATATCCGCCATAGTAGAAGAACGTGATCGTGCTGCCCTCCTTGCGGATGTCACAGTGACCCCAGTCCCAGTACCATGGATTCTCGGAATAAAGATGGCTTGTCGTGTAGGCGTATGTCCTGAGAACCTTCCCATCTGTTCCGACAAGCTCATAGCGTCCGTCATTGCCGTTGGTGCTCGTCTTGTACCAGTTTAGGCCGCATATCATCCTGTTGGACGATGTAAGGAAATTAATGCACATCTCTCCCGTCTGTCCCCAGAGTCCTGCATAGAAGATGAGGTGAAGGTATGCATAGAAGTTTCTGCATCCTTTCTTGCCATTGGAGTCGGCTGGAATCTCGATGGTTCTCAGTCCTCCGCTGGCATATCCTTTTTTTGTCCCTGTGCTTCCGAATCCCAGGAACGTTCTTCCAAACCATGTGTGCGTTGCAAGCGTCCCGTTTGCACCGTACTGGGGATGCATGTAGTCCGTTCCTCCCGTATCGTCGGGAGCGCTGATGAAGTCAGATAGCGTGACGAGCGTCTCGTTGTCCTTGTAGGCATACCCGTCAGCCTCCTCCCTCTTCCCGAACTGCATGGCACCCTGGTCGGACACTATGCCGATGTAGCCCGTCTCGGCCGTGTTCTTGATCTCATAGTCTATGGGAACTGGTACAGTACCGCTGTTCTCAATGACGACCTCAACGACCTGGTCATCCTTCCATGTTCCCTTGAACTCCTTAACTGCCGAGGAATGCTTGAACGGGTCAGTGCACAGTATTTCGAACTCTCCCTTCGTGCAGTTCGTTCCATCATCCGGCTCGGTGCTTCCTGCCCTTGTGCCGATGAAGTACTTGTCCGGCTCGTCGGCAAATGACACCTTCGCCTGCTTGGCTGAAAGAAGGCCGTTCAGCCTGTTGAATGCCTCCCTGAACGTCCTGCTGTCAGCGCATAAG